CTTTCTTTTGCCCCCAACGATGTTGTCACCGCAACTGGCAACGAGACCGGTGTGGACCTTCAGGATTATGAAGGCGACATCACCTTGGTTCTCGATGCTGAGGCTGGCGGCTCTGGCATCACCTACGCCGTGAAGGTGCAGGACTCTGCTGATAACAGCACTTTTGCTGATGTCAGTGGCGCTGCCTTCACCACCACCACCGCTAACACTGCTCTCGTTGAGAGCCTTGTGGTTAACAGCGATGAGATCAAGCGCTATGCGCGCGTGGTCATCACTGTTGCCGGTGGCACCGGCGCTGGCGCCGTGAGCGTTGTTGGACTGGGCCGCAAGAAGTACGCCTGATCCTGATTCGTCGCCCCCGCCATGCGGGGGCTTTTTCATATGGCTCTTTCATTCAGCGAAGACCTAACAGCGTTTTTCGACACCCCTGGTTTCACTGAGACCGTGGTGCATAGCAGCGCGACTGGCGTTGGTTACCTTGATCAGCCTGACGAGGTAATTGCTGACGGCCTTGTGCTGACTACTGATTACAGGGTCACTGTTATTGCCTCAGTGTTCAGCTCTGTTTCGCGCGGAGATACATTGACCGTTGCCGGTGTTGATTACACGGTTCGGGAGACCATGCTGATTGACGACGGTAAGGTGATGAGGATCATGTTGACCAAAGACTGATGCCTGAGATTTACGGAAGCTGGGCCTCACGTCGAGACAATATCGTTTCGCTTGGTACGCTCACCACAGCAAGCAGTACTGATTCGGTAGAGGTTTCAGGGACGAAATTCACCTTTGCCCATACGATCACAGGGGCCAACATCAGGACCATCGATGAAGGCAGTCTTGACGGCACCAATTGGTTTTCCCTAGACGGAGAGAAGACCCATGAGTCGACTGGCACTTATGCTCACAGCTATGAGCCACGAGTAATCAGGTACATAAGGACGCGATGCACCTCAATTGGTGCATCTGAATCGGTGTCTATCACTGTGGCCTGCGACTAAGAGTGTGTTCATAATGCGCACATGGACCAACGCACTCGCGAAAACTGGCAAAAAGTTCGCGAAGCCTTAGAGCGCGCTGGAAAGACTGACTGTTTGTTTTACCGTAGGGCTCTGGCCATTACTTCTGGTAGTAAGGATCCAGGCCCTTACGGCGAAATCAAATGACGACCAAGCGCGAAAACATCCTTGCGGCTATCAAGACCGCTTTGACAGGGACGAGTGGCGTCGGGACTCGTATTTACAGAAGCCGAGCTGAGCCCATTAGCCGGGGCGAATCACCAGCGATTGTGATTGAACCGATTAGCGACATTGCTGATCAGAACACGAGCCTGCCCACGCTTGACTGGAGTTTTCGTGTTCGGATCGTGGTGATTGAACGGGCTGCAGTCCCCGATCAGGCGGCTGACGACACGATTGAGTCGCTTCACAGCAAGATGATGAATGATCTCACGCTTGGGGGCTATGCCATCGATGTGCAGCCAACTCGCACGGAGTTTGACTTTGTTGAAGCAGACGAAACACTAGGCGTAATCAGCAATGAATTTGAGATTCGCTATCGCACTCAAGTTGACGATTTAACACAGTAGTCAGTTAGGGCTAGGGTAAACCTAAGCAGCCTCCCGAATTACCATGATTGATGAACACAGTGGTCAGGGTGGAACCTACATCCTTGATCCTGAAACAGGCGTACGCACTCTGATTAAGCGGACGCAACCACCCCAACCATCTCAGGAACCATCCGATGGCACTGTTACTCCGCAAACGACTGATCGTCCTGGAGACGGAGTCGACGTACGGGACGGATCCGACGCCGGACGGGTCAGACGCCGTTCTAGTAAGAGATCTGAACATCACTCCTCAGAGCAGTGACGTTGTCAGCCGAGACCTGATTCGTCCTTATCTCGGCGCTTCACAGCAGCTTCTTGCAAATACTCGCGTTGAATGCACGTTCAGCGTTGAGCTTGCAGGCTCCGGCACTGCAGGTACTGCGCCTCAATATGGCAAAGCACTCAAGGCTTGCGGTTTGGCCGAGACCATCGTTGCCTCCACTTCGGTGACGTATGACCCGGTCAGCTCAAACTTTGAGTCGATCACCATCCATTACATGATTGATGGCGTCCGTCACAAAGTGACTGGCTGTCGGGGGAATGTTGGCATCACAGCGAATGTCGGCGAGATCCCAACGCTCGATTTTTCGTTTACCGGGATCTACAACGCACCTGACGACAGCGCACTGTTGACTCCAACTTACGCCAATCAAGATGATCCACTGATCTTCAAGAACGGCAATACGAGCAGCTTCCAGCTTCTGTCTTACGCAGGTGCGCTTCAAAGCTTCTCGATGGATCTCGGTAACTCGCTTACCTACAGGGAACTCATCGGAGGCAGCAAGGAAGTGCTCCTTACTGATCGCTCAGTTACTGGCACCGTCACAATTGAAGCCGTGACCATGGCAACGAAGGATTACTTCGCTGCTGCTGTTGCTGATGACTCTGCCCTGGGCAACCTTCAGTTCACCCATGGCTCCACTGCAGGCAACATCGTTCAGTTCACCTCTAGCAAGGTGGACATCGGAGATGTCTCTTATGGCGATTCCGATGGCATCGCAATGCTGAACATTCCTTACACATGCGTGCCCGATTCGGCGGCCAACGTCGAATTCGACCTGATCTACACCTAAGTTTCAGGACGAGGGACGAGGAGGGAGCCTTTGCCGGCTCCCTTTTTTTGTGTAAGCTAAACGCGCTCATGCGCACTCTTTATGGCATTCGTCCGCAAAAAGGTAAAGACCTTCAAGTGGCCTGTCACTGTGAGGGAGCCAAGCAGCGAGACGCCAGGGGAGTTTCAAGAGTCAGGCTTTACCGCCGTCTTCAAGCGAGTAAAGATGTCTCAGCTTGAAAAGATGGCAGAGACTGGTGGCCCTGAGTTTATTGAGAAGATTCTTGTTGGCTGGGAAGGCATTGAGAATGAGGATGGGTCGGTGCTGGCCTTTTCCAAAGAAGCGATGAAAGAGTTCTCTGATGATGCGGACTGGACTCGTGCAGTACTGAGCGCCTATACGGCGACTTACGCCGAGGCAGAAGCAAAAAACTAAAAGAAGCTGCGGTCTACTGGGTCTCTGGCGGCAAAGTTGTCGACGACAAGAGCCAAGAAGACGCAGCTGCTTTCGGTATACAAATAGACAAGCCAAAGCCTAAAGAGCCAGAGCACTTTGAGGTTTGGGACGAAAACTGGGAGGCGGTCCAGATATTCCTGCGTGCTCAAACGCAATGGAATGTTTCGATGAACGGCTTGGTTGGTTTGAAGTACGAAGTATTGCTTTGTTCCGGCGGCTTGTTTGACCTCTACAATGTGGAGGATCGTACCGATGTGCTTGAGCGTCTTCAGGTCATGGAGGCGACGGCCTTGACCGAACTCAGGAAGCTCTCCGATGGCTCAGGTTGAAGATCTCAAGATTCTCCTGAAGGTCCAGGATGCCGGCGGCACCCAGGTCATTGAAAAGCTTCAAAACCAGTTAAGAGGCCTTGAGCGGGCAGCGAGCAAGGCAAGTAAGTCTGGAATTGACGAAGTAGCTCGCAGTGTTCGCAGTTTCGATAGCTCAGGGAAAAAGAATATTGAAACCCTTAGGGCCCAAGTCACAAGCATGAAAGCCCTGCGCGAGCAGGCAGTCATTGGCAGTAGTCAGTTCAAGTCGCTGACGAAGGACGTTGAAAGATATTCAAATGCTCTGAGAAAAGCTGAGGGCCGGAAGGCTAGCGGTGGAGGGCTTGGCGGCCTAGCGAAAGGCGCAGGTGCTATTGCAGCAGGTGGAGTCTTTGGTGGGGCAGAGGGCGCGATCGGTGGCGCCATTGGTTTGATTGGTGGACCTCAAGGAGCTGCAGTTGGCGCTGCAATTGGTGCGCAAGTCGGAATGTTCCGTCAACAGCTTGGCGGCTTAGCCGAGTATTCAGCCGACCTGGCGAAGCAGCGGTTAGCTCTGCAATTGGTGACCAAAGACGCTGATGAATATCAGCGGGCTCTTGGGTTCATTTCTAAGACAAGCAAGGAGCTTGCTATCCCGCAAGACATACTCACTCGCCAATTCACAAAGCTTTCCGCTTCTGTTATCGGTGCTGGCGGCAACGTTCAGGATGCAGAAAAAGCATTTATTGGCGTTGCATCTGGCATCAGGGGCACCGGCGGAAGTTTGCAGGATCTTGAGTCAGCTTTGATTGCTACGTCTCAGGTCTTCAGCAAAGGCAAGGTCTCCGCCGAAGAGTTGCGACAGCAAATCGGCGAAAGACTGCCAGGTGCTTTCACTCTGTTTGCTGAGTCGCTAGGCATGACTCCGGCTGAGCTTGATAAGGCTCTTGAGGGAGGAAAAGTAAGCCTGCAGGATTTCCAGACTTTTGCGGAAAAGCTTTTTACGGAATATGGAGTGTCAGCCAAGGTGCTGGCCGACAGCCCAATGGCGGCCGGTGACAGGCTCAAAACTGCGTTGTCCAATCTGTCTGATACCGTCGGAAGTTTGCTTGCGCCAATTGGCGCAGCCTTTCAGTCAACTTTTGCCGACATTGCTAATGCAATTAATGGCGCAGCGCAGGCCTTTATAAATTTCTTCGGCCTCACAAAGGCCGGGCAAATGGAGCGGCTGACCCGAGATATTGGCGTAACAGTAGAAAGGCTTACTGCATTCGACAAGCGGAGGGCAGAGCTTGTTAAGCGCGGAGCTGACACAACATATGTAGATTCGCAAATCAAAATGTTCAGAGATCGCCTGGACAAGGCGACTGACGAGTACTACACGCTGCAAAAAATTGAAAATGCGATTGCGACGGGACAAAAAGAAAAGCCAAGTGGATTGCCCAAGGCTCAGCCAACGGGAGGTGGCGGCACTGGCCGCAAGGACATCACCAAGGCTCAAGCAGACGCTCAAATTGCTGCGATTAGAAATGCAGAGCGCGGTGTAACTCTGACTCGTGAAGCGATCAAGAATGAGGCTGAGAAGGCTCGCATTGCAGCTCAGTCCTTGCCTGCTCAAAGACAGCGTGTTGAGTTAGAAAAAATTACCGTTAAAGAAAAAAACGCATACACGAAGCTTGCCGAGCAGGAGAAGAGAGCAAATGAAAAAGCAATCGCAGACAAGATCAGCCTGAACAAGCTTCAGCTTGACCTGAATGAGCTCTTGGTCAAAGGAGGTGAATCCGCAGGAACCATCTCGAAGGAAGAAGCGAAGCAGTTAATGACTCAAATTAAAGTCAATGAAGGCATGATCAAGTACCAAGCCCTTGTAGACGCTGGAATAATTAAAGCAGAAGAGCTAGAGGCTGCACTTAAGAAGGCTTATGCCGCATTGGCAGGCGAAGAGGGCGAAGGCGAAAAATTCAAAGACTTCCAAGACGCCTTTAAGGCTGGCGTAGAGGACATGGGCAAAATCGTCGAGAACCTCGGATCTGCAGCAGCAAATGTTTTTACAGGGCTGGCAGACAATGTTCATGAATTCGTCATGACCGGCAAGGCAAACTTTGGCGAGTTTGCCCGATCAATCCTCAGTGATCTCTCTAAGATCTTCATCCGATTCGCGATGTTTTCGATTCTGAAATCAATCAATCCGTTTGGGATATTTGCTGCTGACGGCGCAGTCGTTGCAAAGAACGGTATCGTCCCCTTTGCAAAAGGCGGAATCGTCAACAAGCCGACTCTCTTCCAATATGCACAAGGAGGCGTTGGCAATTACGGCTTGATGGGAGAGGCCGGACCAGAAGCCATTCTTCCTCTGCGCAGAGGCTCTAACGGAAAGCTTGGAGTTGAGTCTTCCGGTGGCGGAATGGGTAATGTGGTAGTGAACGTTGATGCTGGCCGATCCTCTGCCCAAGGTGATGACAAGAAGTCAACTGAACTTGGCAAGGCTCTTGGGGCAGCAGTCAAGGCTGAGCTGATCAAACAAAAACGACCCGGAGGAATTCTTGCAGGCTGATGGCAACCTTCCCAAGCATCTCCCCTGATTACGGCGCTCAGAAGGCTAGTCAGCCCAAAATCAACAGGGTTCAATTCGGAGACGGTTACGAGCAAAGGGTTGTTTTCGGCCTTCCCGGAAACAACAACCCCAAGACGTGGACGTTGACCTTTCAGAACCTGTCCGAGACGGATTCGGACACGATCGAAACTTTTTTAGATGCGAGGGCAGAAGACGCTGCAAGTTTTGATTGGAGTCCTCCTGATGACAGCAGCACTTACAAGTGGGTCTGCGAAAGCTGGACGAAGGAGATCCCTTTTCCCAACAGGGCTACGATCAACGCAACATTCCGCCAGGTATTTGAACCGTAATGGCAGTAACTGCGTGGTCTGCTAGCACCGCATTCTCTGTCGGCGACATCCGTCGTGCGACAACGACGCAAGGCTCTGGCCTGTGGTTTCGCTGCACAACGGCTGGCACTTCAGCTGGGACTGAGCCAACTTGGCCGACGCTGGTGGGCGGAACGGCCAACGATGGTACGGTCGTTTGGACTGCAATCTCTGCGACATACGAGTACCTATCGGATGTCAACCCGAGCGCAATCATTGAGCTGTTTGTGCTTGAACTGAATCAAGCCGAGCATGGAACTGCAGATGTTTATCGCTTTCATGCTGGGACAAACGATTCAAATACAAACATAGTTTTTGCAGGGAACACCTATACAAGGTTGCCGATTATTGCAGAAGGTTTTGAGTATCAAGGCAACGGTCAAAACCCGAGGCCAACGCTAAAGATTGCAAACATTCAAGGGACTATAAGCACCATCTTGGCTTCTTTGCCTAAAGGCCTTGAGGGCGCAAAGGTTAGCCGGCTTCGGACGATGGCCCGCTTCCTTGATGATGCAAACTTTGATGGAGGATCAAATCCTTACGGCTCGCCTGACAGCTCAGCCTTGCTGCCAACTGAGGTCTATTACATAAACCAAAAAAAGCTTGAGACAAGAGATTTAGTTGAATACGAACTAGCTGCTTCTTTTGACCTTCAGAATGTTCGAGTTCCAAAGCGGCAAACTATACGCAATGTTTGCCAATGGAAGTACCGTACATACAACGGCAGCAGCTTTGATTACACTCATGTGGACTGTCCCTATCAAGGCAACCTTTATTACAAAGCGGACAATACGGCCACCACAAATCCAGCTGAAGATCAGTGCGGCAAGCGTCTTGATAGCTGCAAGCTGCGCTTTGGCTATCTAACGCTTACGGGTGCAGTCTCCAAAAATAGCACGACATTTACTGTCGACTCAGGCCAGGCAGCTGAGCTAGCCAAGCTCGATACCACAACCGCACCTGAAATAACTGGATTTGGCATACCTGCAAATACAACCGTCACAGCAAAAACATCAACGACGTTGACGCTGTCAGCAGCAGCAACAGGGACCTCAGAGGTGACACTAAATGGAACAATTGTCGCCTCTGGTCTGGCTATAAAAATGGTTAGCAATGCAGCCACTGCAGGCATTGAGGCTGGCATGGAAGTAAGCGGCAGCATGGTGCCTTCCGGTACTCGCGTGTCGCAAGTCAAAGGCGCAGTGGTTTACCTAAGCATTGAATACAATCAAGAAGTTCTCACTCAGGTTCATCCAGCCACTGCAGGCGATCAAGATACTGGCGCCTACACTGAAACAGGAAGATTTCTAGCAATCTCTAGCACCACAAACGTTTCCAGTAGGGATTTTGTCGTCGGCGAAAGCATATATGAAGGCACAAGGGTTAAGTCTCTGCACACCAGCCCCACACGAATCAAGCTGAACAAGGCGCAAGGCATAGCGGACGGCGAGCAGGTTGCGTTTGCCATTTATGAAAAAGCCACCCGTTCTGCAGCCAGCTACACGTTTACAGCGCCTGATATTTATGCAATCAAGCCGCAAAGCGGATTGCCGTTTGGCTCGTTCCCAGGCGTGGGCCAATTCAAGTGACCTGGAGGGACCAGGCCTTAGCTCATGCACTAAATGAGACGCCGAAAGAAAGCTGCGGGCTAGTAATCGTTCAAAAGGGCGTAAAGCGATATTGGCCGTGCCGAAACCTGTCCGATGAACCCAACGAGATGTTCATCATCAATCCCGTCGATTGGGCTAAGGCAGAAGACGCTGGCGAGATTATTGCTGTAGTGCATAGTCACCCCAAGACGCCGCCAGTCCCCAGTCAAGCTGACCTAGCTGCCTGTGAAGCTAGTGGGGTTCGATGGGAAATCATCAGCCCCCATCAGGAGAATTGGGGTCATTGCGAGCCAAGTGGTTACAAGCCTTCCTTGATTGGACGCTCTTGGGTGTGGGGCGTCTCTGATTGCTGGACCTTGGTGCGTGATTGGTATATGGAGCAAGGGATTGAGCTGCCGGACTGGCCTCGTCCTTTAACGCCTAACGAATTTGAAGCTGCTCCATTGTTTGACAGTCTTTGGCCCGAGGCTGGCTTTCGAGAGCTTGCGCCACAAGAGCAGCTGCAGGTTGGAGATGCTTTGCTTTTTAGCTTCAAAGGCAAGCTGAACCATGTAGGTGTACTGGTCGAGCCCCAAACGGTGCTTCATCACTTCAGAGGACGGCTTAGCAGCCGTGACTTTTATGGCGAGGCTCTTCTACAATCAACAGGAAGGAGGCTACGTCATGCTTCGCAGGATTAAGCTCTACGGTGGCTTGGCCAAGTTCATCGGCAAGCGTGTTCTGTACGCTGACGTAGCCAATGCAGCAGAGGCTATTCGCTATCTCGTTGCAAATTGGCCTGAAGTTCACCAGTACATGGCCGAGAAGCACTATCGAGTGTTTGCTGGTGATTGGAACTTAGCTCTAGAAGAGCTTCACGCACCCGCTGGCGAAGGCTCAATTAAAATCGTTCCCGTAGTGGGCGGAGCAGGCAGTGGCGCGGCCAAGATCTTCACCGGGATTGCGATCATTGCGGCTGCAATCATCACAGGTGGCATCGCCTCTGCTGGTGTCACCTTAGGTGGCTTTTTGGGGATTGGCACAGTTGCAACCGCCTTTGTCGTTGCAGGTGCAGGCTTGGTGCTTGCTGGAACTGCGCAATTGCTGTCGCCAACCCCTCAGCTAGGAGGAGGGGGAGGAGCGGGAGGAGCGTTAGATGGCGGAACAGAAGGCGGCGGCTCAGGGCTTTCAGACAAGAAGAAAAGAGGAGGCAATGCTTCTCAAAACTTCAATGGAATTCAAAACGTTTCACGGCAGGGCCTTGCCATCCCTTTAATGTATGGCGAGGTGGCGACTGGATCGCTAGTGGTTTCTAGCGCCGTTGATGTTTCCCGCAAGAAAAGGAAGAGGAAGAACTGATGGCCAAACTACTCAACGAATCGCACATTGAAATTGTCGATGTTTTCGCAGAAGGCGAGATTCAAGGTTTTGCCACTCCTCATAAAGAGGGTGCTACAAATCTCGGCCAGATTGCAGGTCTCGGCCTAAAAGATTTATTCGTTGATGATACCCCTGTGGTCAGGGCTAACGCCACCGTTTTAGCAGGCACTTATAGTCAAGTCGATAACAATGGTGCGATTACAGGAACGTATACCGCTAATGAAGATGATATAACAATTGCAGTCACCTCTACCGGCGACCACGGATTTGAGGTGGATGACAAGGTAAAACTCACGTTCACGACTGGCGATGCTGACGACGGGCTTTATGCAGTCGACGAAGTGATAAGTGCAACGCAGTTTATCTGTGTTAATAAATCAGGAATAACAGGCGCCGGATCATCCACCTCTGGCAACGTAAGCATAAAAGTTCCGGCTGATGTGATCACCGTAACAACGACTTTAGCGCACGGTTTTCAAGAGAAAGATTATGTTTTTCTTGCTATAGGCTCGGGAGCAGCCGAGAGCGGAACTGTTCGCGTTACCGAAGTTGTTTCTACTACTCAGTTCAAGGCTGATGCAACGAACGATCAAGAAACTTCTGGCGATGTCGGCGTAATTGACAAGGCTGAAGTTAATTACGATTCACCTGAAGTCACGCTGCTGAATGGCACTTCAAGCCAAGAAGCCATCATCGGATTTGACACTGTCGAATCGGAGACAAGCATTGGCGTTGATGTCCTAAAAGCCGTTCCAATCACGAGAACAGTTACTGACCCTTTGATTGACTTCGTCCGACTAAGGTTTGCTACGCCCAGTCTTCAAACTTTCAGAAATGATGGCAGCATTGGCGGCTCCCTAATTAATCTTAAAGTTGAGACTATTGATGCTGACGGAGTGGAAGAGGTTGAGATACAAGAAAAAGTAAGAGGTTTGGCCATCAGTGCATATCAATTTGACTATGAGATAGACGTAAGACAGAAAAAGTTCCCTGTTGATGTTCGTGTCACTAGACTGAATAAAGACTCCGGGAGCTCTAAAGTTCAGAATAAGTTTCAATGGGTAAGCCTTACCTCTATTAAAGATGCGCGTCTTCGCTACCCTCATACCGCGTATGCGGCTTTAAGACTCTCTGCTCTTGAATTTTCTTCGATTCCAAGGCGTGCCTACAGGCTTCGGGGGCGCAAAATTTCCATTCCTAGCAACGCAACAGTCGACGTAGACACTGGAGCTTTAATCTACTCTGGCACCTGGAATGGCACGTTTAGTGCAACCAAGCAATGGTGCAGCGATCCGGCTTGGGTGCTTTGGGATTTGCTTACTGATTACAGGGCGGGGTTAGGCAACCATTTGGATACAAGTCAACTTGATAAGTTTGCCTTCTTTGCCGCGAGCAAATACTGCTCAGCTCAAGACACTTATACCGTTGACGGCAGATCTGGCACAACGAACGATTATGCCCCGCTGACGGGTAAGCACGGTGTACCGACTGGCTTATATGACAGCAACGGGAACATGACTTACGAGCCAAGGTTCTCTTGCAACATTGCACTGCAAAACCAGCGAGAAGCTTATAACATCATTGCTGATCTTTGTTCGATCTTTAGGGCGATGCCGTTTCTTGCGGCAGGCTCGATGACCATATCGCAGGATTCACCTAAGGATCCGTCTTTCCTGTTCACACTTGCAAACGTTTCAGAAGAGGGATTTTCTTACAGCACTTCTAGCCAGAAAACGCGACCAAGCGTTGTTTTGGTTACCTATCAGAACCTCGAAACCAGAGAAGAAGAGTACGAGCAAGTTGAAGACGCCGACATGATCGCCCGTCGAGGACTGGTTACTGAAGAAATATCCGCTGTGGGATGCACCAGTCAGAGCCAGGCTCGTCGTGTAGGCGAATGGTTCCTGTATACGAACACAAATGAGTACGAGGTTTGTTCTTTCTCCACAAGCATTGACTCAGGCGCTGTTGTCAGGCCTGGCGACGTAATCGAAATTAGTGATCCTGTGAGGGCTGGAGGGCGCTTTGCCGGTCGCATATCCTCTGCAGCTGGATCAGTAATCACTGTTGACGACGCTGATGGACTGCCCTCATCAGGAGGAACTCTTTCTGTCATCTTGCCTGATGGCAGGGTTGAGACCAAGAACGTAAGCAGCAGGACGGGACTTGCGATCACAGTTGATTCGGCGTACGAAGAGCTGCCCGCTGCAAATGGCATTTGGCTTTGGACGACTTCTAGTGTTTCTCCCACTACTTGGCGAGTTCTAAGTGTTGCTGAAACAGAGCCTGCAAAATACGAAGTAACTGCGTTGTCCCATAATTCAAGCAAATACGCTCACATTGAGCGCGATCAGGATTTACAAGTCAAGAGCGTAACTCTGCTCAACGAACCACCTGCCACGCCTCTGAACCTGCAAATCACTGAAGATCTTTATCTTCATCAGGGTAGTGTTCTTTCTAAGATCCTTGTCTCATGGGACAGTGTAGAAAAAGCCGCAACCTACGTTGTGGTTTACTCAAAAAATGACAACAACGAAATTGAGCTAGAAGTTTCTGGCACTACTGCAGAAATCCTGGATACATCCCCAGGTTTGTATGACATTGAAGTTTATGCGGTAACAGGCTCTGGCTTGCGCTCTAACGCTCCAGCCGTAGAAGAGTTTGAAGCACTAGGCAAAACCGCTAAACCTGCAACTGTTACGGGCTTTACCGCAACTGTGGACCCGAACAATGGCGTTGTGCTGAGCTGGAATGCCGTTGCGGATTTGGACTTGCAGGGTTATGAAGTCTGGGAAGGCAGCTGGCAAACGGGTACAAAAATCGGCTTGTTTTCTACGACAGAACACAAAATCAACAAGGTTCCGACAGGCACGACGAATTGGTATATTCGAGCGCTTGACACCTCTGGTTCTTATTCGGAATCATCAGCCGAAGCTGGCATTTCAATCGGCAGCCTGCCTGCACCGACTGGTTTAAATACATCGTTTGCCGGAGCAAACTTAAAGATTGGCTGGAACGATGTGATCCCGCAAGAGGGATCCACTCAGTTGGCGACCAGCTATTACGACATCAGGCTTGGTGCTGCGAACACAAATGCTTCCGATTACGAAAGCCTTGCGAGCCTTGGTCATGCTTACACCACTGGATTCCTCGTTCCAGTCAATTTTGCAAATAACACAATCAAGTTTTACGTTCGAGCGGTAGACATCAAGGGCAATCCAGGGTCTGTTGCCTCAATCGGTCCCATTGCAGTCACTCACCCCAAGGCACCTGCCACCTTGATTGCAACCGTTGTAGATAACAACGTCAAGTTGGCGTGGACAGAGCAGGATCCTGTTGGATCATTGCCGATTGATG